ATGCCTAAGGTGAAGCTGACCACGAAGGCAGTGGAGGCCGCCAAGCCGCTATCCCCCGGCCAACGCCTGGAGCTATTCGACACCGCCCTCCCCGGCTTCGGCCTTCGTGTCGGCGACACCAACAAGACGTGGTTCGTGTTCTATCGGCTGGTCGGGAAGCAGAAGCGCTTCACCCTCGGGCACTTCCCTGCCCTGTCGCTTTCCGCAGCGCGTGAAGCCGCCGGAAAGGCACTGGAGAAGGTGGAGCACGGCGAGGACCCGGCAGCGGAGAAGGAGGCAGCGAAGGCCCGCGCCCATGCGGCGCTGGAGCAGAAGGCGGCCACCGGCTTCCTGCCGGACAGCTTCGGCTCGCTGGCATCTATATATATAAGGCAAGAGTGTCCCGGCTTGCGGCGCGGTTCCGAGCTGGAACGCATCATCGATCGGGAGATCCAACCGGCTTGGAAGGACCGCCCTGCGGCGGACCTGCGCCGCCGCGACCTGACTGCCCTCCTCGATCCGTTCATCATCGCCGGCCATGTCCAGAAGGCGCACAAGGTCCGTGAGATCGTGGTCCGGATCGTCAACTGGGCCGTGGATCGCGGCGACCTGGAAGCGAACCTTCTGGTGAGCCCGAGCCGTGGCCGAAAGCGAAGCGGCATCCTCCGGCGGGAGAAGCGGGAGCGAGTGCTGTCCGCGGAGGAGTTGGCCGCGGTGTGGGCTGGGTGCGAGGAACTGACTGGCCCCTTCCCTGCCATCGTCAAGACGCTCATCCTGACCGGACAGCGTCGGGAAGAGGTCGGCGCCATGCGCTGGGCGGAACTCGACCTGGACAACGGCCTCTGGACTATCCCTTCGGATCGCTACAAGACCGGGATCGTCCACGTAGTGCCGCTGACCGAACCGGTGAAGAAGATTATCACCGGCCTGCACCGGTTGTCGGACGACTTCGTGTTCGCGACCAAGAAGGACAGCCACTTCAGCGGGTACAGCAAATGCAAGGCCCGACTCGATGCCATGGTGGCCGCACAGCGGGCGAAGGCCGGGCTGCCCGACATCGACGGCTGGACCCTGCATGACCTACGGCGGACGCTGCGCACCGGCCTGTCCGAGTTGCGGGTCAACTCAGACATCGCGGAGCGCGTGGTCGGGCATGTGATCGGAGGCGTGCAGGGTGTCTATGACCGGCACGCCTACCTTGACGAGAAGCGGGATGCCCTGGAACGATGGGCGGCCAAGGTAGTGGGGATTGTCAACCCGCCTCCGGCGAATGTGGTTCAGCTCCACCCCGACCGCGCCGCAGGGTAGTCACGGCTCCTGTCGGCGCGCACGCTTTCCGCCCCTTGGGCGTCGAGCTGCCCGCGCGATCCGCTCCGCCACCTCATCGGCATAGCGGGCGTCGGCGTCCGTCTGGACCACGCCCAGCGCCGCCTCGACGGCTTGCCGGTCGTACCGGGGCAGCCGTGGCGTCAAGTAGACCGGCTTGGGCAACTTGCCCTGCACCTCCAGCGTGCGCACCGTGTCCACGCTCACACGTAGCTCTGCAGCGAGTTCCTTGCGGGTCATCCAGCGGGGCGGCGTCATTCGTCGGGGCCTTAGTTCGGGCAACGGGAAAGCCAGACCGTAGCTTCCAGCCGGCCAAGCACAAGGGCCTTTTCCCTCCGTCACACATCGATCGCCGACACGACGGCCCGGCGGCCCAGCGCATCGCGCCATCCAATCACCATGTGGCAGAACGGAACAGGGCTGGGCAGCACGCCCGCCAGGAGGCACCGGTTGAACACCGGGTCCGCATTGGTCGCTTCCTCATAGACCACGGCCATGGGCGCTGTGCATTCCCAGAATGGATCGGCTTCGAGCGGCTTCCCGATCTGCCGCCGCGCCCACTCCCGCCCGAACACGCCGATGGTGGGGTGCCCGACGAATCGGAAGACGAGCGGCCCGCCCGCCCGCTCGGACGTCATGACCAAGCACCGGTCAAGCAGGCTGGCGGCCTTCAGGTCCGCCACGAAGCCGGGACCGAACTCGGCGTGCGCCCGGCGCAGCGCCTTGACGTGCCGCTGCCACTCCAGGGCGAAGCCGTCCGGCTGCCGGTGGACCTCGATAGGGGCAACAGGGCGCGCAGCGGCGCCCTGCCTTCCTGAACGATGAAGCAGCCTGAGCACGTCACGCCCCCGCCGGGTGAGCAGCGCCGGCCATGGCGCCCCACACCTTCCGCGCCAGATCGGCGGTGATGCCCGCGGCGCTGGCGCCCGCCTCGACCATGGCGGGGGTGGGCTCGGCGGCCAGCCGGCCCGCTTCGGCCTCCAGCAGCCCGGCGGTAGCGGCGAACAGGTCACCCGCCGACGTGACCGGCCAGAGCGTCGCGGCGTCGCGCATGAAGGTGTCGGCGGGCAGCTCGGTCGGGTTGATGCCGGACACCTCCACCAGCACGTCGAAGATGGAGCGGCCCAGGCGTTCCAGGAGCCAGAGGTTTCGTTCGGCTGCATGCCGGTTTTTGCTCTCAACCGCCGCTTCGACGTCATCCGCGATGTAGCGAATCAGCATGGCGTGCACGGCGGCATCCGCCAGCGTGGTCGCCTTGGTGGACATGACGAGATGTTCGATGGCACCGCGCACCTGATTGTCAGCCTGTTCGCGGGCGTCAAGGGTCGCGAGGGTCTTCCAGTCCAAGCCGGCACGCGGCACGTCGTTGCGCCGGGCCTCGGAGATGATGGCGCCCAGCCAGCGGCCCAACTCATGGACAGGGCCGGATGTGGTGCTTTCGGTAGGCAGAGTCGTGGTATTCTCGGAACCAGCCATGGTCCGTAGCTCCTCAGCAGCTCGGGTTGTGGTCAGGCCGGACCGGGAGGGTAGGATCTCCCGGTCCGGCCGTTTTCATTCAGCGCAGCAGCGCCTCCGTGATGATGTCCTTGTAGCGCTCGTCAGCAGCGAGGCGTTCCGCCAACTCGGGCGGGACAGCGGCATACAGCAGCGCGATCAGTTCCGCCGTGTGCCGTGCCTTGTCCGCCTTGCGCTGGCGGTGAAGGCGGGAGCGCTCAGCCACCGATAGTGGCTGGTCAAATTGCCTTGGCCTTGCCTGCATAACGCCTCCATTTCGTTGCGCCACGATGATAGCGTTGCGCCACGAAATAGCCAAGGAGTTTTGTTGCGTAACGCATTCCGCGCTAACGATCTGGTACGGGGTGCGGGACGGCGCGCCATATGAAGCGTTACAACGGACTTTTCATTTCTTTTAGCACTTGATAAAAATGAGCGATTTCGTTTTTTATTGCGAGTCTCGCCATGAAATGCCCGCATTGTGAGGTGCACTTCCATACCGGCAGTAACGCGAAGTGCGTAGCGTTTGGCGCTTTCGACAATAACGGCTGGTATTTTTTTGGCAATGTATGCCCGTCGTGTGAAAAGCCCATTCTCACTACAGTTAATTTAGCCAGAAAGATTGATAGAATGATCTGGCCTGAATTCAGCGCGCGTTCAGCTTTTGATGTTTCTAATGTTCCGATTGAGATTGCAGAGGATTACAAAGAGGCTTGTGCTGTAGTCAATATCAGCGCTAAAGCCGCAGCTGCGCTTGTTCGACGATGCCTTCAGGCGATCCTTCGAGAGCAAGGTTATCAGCAGCGCGATTTAGTGGAGCAAATCAAAGCCGTATTGGCGGAGCAAGATCTACGCAAAGCCCTGCCGCACACTCTGCATGAGACTGTGGACGCTATTCGAAATTTTGGAAACTTCTCAGCCCACCCCATGAACGATAAGACGACACTCCAAATCATAGACGTTGAGCCAGAGGAAGCAGAGTGGTGCATTGAGATTGTAGAGGAGCTGTTCGAGCACTACTACAACCGGCCCGCAGCTGCAGCAGCTAAGAAGGCTGCCTTGAACGCTAAACTCCTAGCTGCGGGCAAACCAACCGCCTTGTAATAACCTCTAACCTGCCGCCCGATCTCGTACCTTGGTCGCCCGGCCCACCCTCTACCGCCCCAAGCTGTCGTTGCATACCACCAGTGCCAACGGCGACACCCCGCCGCGGGGCGTGGCCGTACCGGGGCGCCGCTCATTTCCCCTTACCGGGTCGGTCCAGCACAAGGACCGGCAGGACCGGCTTGGGCGACAAGGCGCGGTCCAGCGCGGCGGTTGCCTCGGTGATCACCGCGGACATGCCGTCGAGGCGGGCGGCCTGCACCAGCTCGCCGTGACGCTCGGCGATCCCGGCCGTCATCGTCGCCCAGAGCCGTTCCCCCTCCACACGCTTCCGCAGGATGCCCATGAAGCGCTCCGGATCGGCGCGCACATCATCCGCGGTCACGGCGTCGAGCGACGCCAGTACGTCCGTGCAGCCCTGGACGGCCTCCAGGGCATGCCTCCGGAGCTGCGCCAAGTCGCCGTCCATCTTCGTTTTACCCTTCGACATGATCACCCCTCCAAGGCTTCAAGGATGAAGCCGGCAAAGCTGTCTTCCATGCTCATGTAGCGCTGGATTTCGAACTCGATCTGCCCGGCATCGCGCGGCATGAATATACGGCGGGCAGCCGCCTCCATTTGCTGGCGAGCCTTCTTCAGCTTGCTTGCCAGAAGCCGCCTCTGGTGGCGCGTCGTGGCGAGCGGCGCCATGATTTCTTCGAACGCCGCGATGCTGTCATTCACGCACTTTGCGTTCAGGGCTTTCATGTCGCTCCAGATGCCGGCGACGATTGCATTGTCGCGCGGTACGGCCTCCTTCCAGGCCGCTGCCCTTTCCACCAGCTTCGCCGCAGCTTCTCGACGTTGCTGCTCGATCTCGCCCATGCGCCGGTCAATCTCAGCGTTGATGGCCGGCAGCATGCCTTGGGTCAGCGTCATGCGGCGGCCCTCGCCTGTGCGCGGAACGCCCGCACCTCCTCGGCGTTGGGGTCCCCCAGCATCTTCGCGTGCGTGTCGTAGTCGGGATACAGGGCCACCATGCGCCGCTCCACGCCAGCCCTGGAAACGGTTGTCTGGTGCATCACGCCACCGATGCACAGCGGCGCCTTGAACTTGTTCTGCACCTTCCACTGCGCCAGGGCGAGGCGGATGAACTGGTCATCGGTCGCGGTCGCCGGCAGTTGGACGCGGGAGGCTTCCGGGGTCGGTGCCATGTGGACGCCCCGCCCGATCTCGGCCACCTCGAACACGGCGGGCCGGATTTTGATGCGGATCAGCCGGAGGTCGTTCCGCTGGTCGCTCCAGCCGGCCGCCGTGATCTCCACATTCTGCGCAAGAGCCATGATTTCCGGATCAATCAGCGACTCCAGCTTGGCGGCCTGCGCCTCCACTTCATCAATCGTGACCGCCTCGTTCAGAAGGCAATTGACCACGTTCGACAGGTAGACGTTCCCGCGGCAGGCCCAGGCGAAGCGGCCGGACGGCGCCACCTCAGTCTTGTGGCGATTGAGCTTCACCGGCTTCCCGTCGGAATAGGTCATCGTGTCGGTCAGAAGGCGAACCGTGTCCGCCTCGAAAGCGACGTTGCAAACGCTCATTGAAGGGCCTCCATGATCATCGCGCCGAAGGCGTCGGCGAACTCGTCGGGGATGGTGGTTTCGTCGGCCACGCGCTCGGCGGCCCGCTCGGCGGCGCGCTCCGTCTCCTTCCAAAGCGGATCCTGCTCCCGCAGCGCCTTGTTGATCCGCTCGATCTGCTCCGGGCTCAGCGCCTTCAGGCCCTCGCCCATGGTGTCGGCGTGTTGCTGGACGAGCTGCATAGCCGCCTGCACCTCGTCGACACGCTTGGCGTACCGCTCCGCCGGGGTGAGTCCATCCTCCAGCGTCTTGTTCACCAGATCCCACGCGCTGGACAGCTTGCGCCCATCCATCTCGCGGGCCTTGTCGCTCAGATCATCCAGCACATCGGCGAAGGTGCGGGCGTCCTTCGCTCCGGTGGCGAACGAGCTGGCGCCGGCCTCCCCCGGCTTGCGGCCAGGAAGGGGGATGCGCATGGATGCCGCGCCCACCGCGGTAAGACCGTCCTCAAGGCGGGTGAGCTGGGTGGACAGCTCGACCGACTTCCGGGCGGGGTCCACGAGCGCTTCGGCGGCCTTCTTCGCTTGATCGGCGAACGGCCCGCCTGCCTTGGCCGCGGTGTCCAACGCGATGGAGAGACGACCGATGGCCTCGATGTCGTCCGGCCCGGCGGCCTTGAATTCCTTCAGCGCGCCGGCAAGATCGCGCATGGATTGCGCCGGCCCGGTCAACAGCGTCGTGCCCATGGCACCGCGCGCCCGGTTGGCGCTCTCCTGAAGGGCGATGGCGTTGGTTACGGCCACGTCCAGGTTTTTGAGGTCGCCCAGGTAATCGGCCACGGCCTTGCGCTGCGCGGCGAGACCTTCAATCGCCTTGTTCTTCTCGGAGGTCAGGCGGATGCGCTCCACCTGGAGCATCGTTTCGGACAGGGTGCGGTAATGCGCGGCCAGATCGGCGACGCTCAACGCCTCCTCCTCGTGCCCTTCGCGCAACCGCTTCCCGGACGCCGCGGCCTCATCGATGATGCTGCGAACGGCGCCCATCGTGTCCTCATACGACTTGGCGGACCGCTCGGCGTCGGTCATCCCGTCGCCCATGTTGAAGAACGCCCCAGCGGCCACGGACGCCACCGCCACAACAGTGCCGATGACCGCGCCAACGGGGCCGAAGGCAGAGGCGATCTGCGGACCCTGCTGCGCCAGGATCACGAAGGCCGAAGTCCCCATCTGCGCCTGAACAACCACGTCCTGAAGCTGGAGACCCATGTTGCCCATGGCGTTCTTCATGTTCACGGTCGAGGCCGTGGCGGCGGCCTGAGAGCGGATGAAGTTGTCGTTCGCCACGCCGCCGGCTGCCAACTTCTGGCGCATCAGGTCCATGAGGCGGATTTTCTCTTCCTCGGTCGTGATCCCCTGCTGAACGGCACGGGTTAGGTCGCGCTCGGCCGTGGCGAGCTTCTGCGTTGCCGCGTAGACGGGATCGACGGACCGGGCGATGCGGTCGAACGTCCGAAACACGGACTCTCCCGCCCGCGTGGTGTTGACAACGGCATCATCAAACAGCCGCAGCCCTCGCGCACCCTTCTCCCCGGCGCGCTCTCCGGCTTCGCCCATGCGGTCGAATGCCTGCCCGACACGCCGCGCACCTTCCTGCGCCTGCCGGTCGTCGATGACGACTTCATGGACAAGGGCGTTCGCGAGTTCCATCGATTCCGCTCCGTTGCTTTGTGCCCTGGAGGGGCGCGGCCATCAGGCCCGATGAAGGGCGCCAGCCGGCCCCAGATCGGGCCTGATGGCCCAGGTCACGCTGCTGCGGCGGTGCTGACGCCATCCAGCCGCACCGTCACCGTAGCCGCACCGTTGCCCGCGGCGGCCACGGCCACGCCGACGGGGTACAGCCCAGCGCCGGGCGCGTCGCACTGGTGGTTGGTGTTGTCCCAGCTCACCCGGCCGCCCGCGGCGATCACGGCGGTGGTCTTCTTGGGCAGGGTGAAGACACCCTCGGTGACGCCCACCACGACGGCGCCGCTGGCCGCGGTGGTGCTGGCGACGGCGAACAGGGCGCCGACGATGAAGCCTTCTCCCGACGCCAGGGCGCGCGGGGCGATGAGGTCGAGGTTGCAGCCGGCTTGCACGAAGTTCCGCATGGGTCACAGTCCTTTCGAGGTCGCGAAGGTGACGAAGGGGGCGCAGGTCGTGCCGCTCGCCGCGGCGATCTTGCGATCCAGGTCGAGAAGCGCCCGCTTCATTTCGGCGTCGCTGCGGTATTCGGTCTCGGAGCCATCGCTGTAGGCCACCTTGCGCACACCGGTGAAGCGGGCCGCCTCCAGGGCGTCCCGCATCTCGATCAGTTCGGCCAGCGTCGCCATGATCAGGCGCCGGGGTTGTAGTAGGCGCCGCGGTAATCCACCGCGCCCACGGCGAAGTCGATGGTGAGCTTGACCTTCACGCCCGCGACATCGAATCCGGGTTCCGGCGTGATGACCGGGCCGGACTGGCCCTGCAGATAGCCGTAGATGAAGGTTTCCAGCGCCGACGGCTCCGCCATCATGTACCAGCCCGGCCCCGGCAGGTTCGCGTCGCCCACCGGCTCCAGCTTGCCGGCCAGCGGGTTGACCGCGGCGGCGGTGGTCGGCGCCACGGCGGTGCTGACGAACTGGCGGGCCGCGGTGAACTGGTCCGGGCCGGTCGCCAGGACGGAAGGCTTCAGGTTCAGCTTCAGCCCGTCGAGGCTGGTCTGCTTCATCATCGCCGCTTCGCCGGCGGAGACGGTGCCCAGGTCGATCGCGGCGCCGCTGGCCGCGAGGTTGCCATGGCTGGCGTGGAACAGCGCCTTGCCGTCCGACAGGACCGGGTTGGACACCACCAGCGCCCATGCCACCGAGTTCTCCCAATCGGCGCAGCGCAGCGCCGCCTTGGTCGGCAGATCGGCGAAGGCGCTGAGATCATCGTTGATCAGCGCCTTGCGGCTGAACATGACGACGCGGCCGTACTCGCCCAGCGTGACGCTCTCGCCGCTCTCGCTGATGGCGCCGTGCTTGTACTCGCCGTTCTCCCCCACAGCCAGGGGCACCGGGAAGTCGCCGACGCGGGCGAAGGAGGCTGGCTTGAAGTCGCGGAAGTCGCGGCGCGCGAAGAACCGGCGGTAGGTCGGCGCCGCCGCCTGATAGGCCGGCAGGAGGGTCTTGTTGGCCGCGTTCGCCAGCAGCACCGGGAAGTCGCCCGTGGTCATCGCACGCTGATACAGGTCGGCGGGCGACAGGTGCCGCGTGCCGATCGGGTTCCCGCGGCGGTCGGCCAGCTCGGCGGCCAGATCGAGGAGGGACCGGCCGGCGTAGGAGCGGGCCTGTTCCGGCATCTGGACGCGGTGCGCTTCCGGCAGGTGCGCCGTGGCGCGGGCGGCGAAGGCCGTCGCCATGCGGTCCACCACGTTCCCCGGATCGTCGTGATCGTGGAGAACCTGGACGGCGGCCAGCGGGCGCGTGCCGGAGCGGGCCAGCATGGCGTCGAACACCGCGGCGCGGGCGCGGTCGAGGTCGGCGCCGTCGTCAATCAGCCGGTCGGCGGTGGCGACGTCCAGGCCAGCGGCGCGGACCATGGTGCGGATCTGGCCGTTGATGCCCGCCCGGTTGGCGGTGGCGCTGGTGTCCGCCGCGCGGGTGCTGATGTCGGTGGTGGCCTCCGCCGTGGCGTCCGCCTCGGTCGTGGTATCGTCGTCCATGGAACCTCCTGCGGATCGGACAGTGGCGCCGGCATCAACCGGCACGGGGGTGAAGGAAAGCTCGTGTGGCGCCCAGGCGATGGCGCGGAAGACGGGCAGCCCGTCGCGCTTGCCGGCCCGCTGCCACCGCTGGACCGAATAGCCCAGCGACACGCCGCGCACGGAACCGGCCTCCACCTTGGCGATCAGGTCTTCCGCCGTGGCGCTGGTGTCGAAGCGCACCGTCGCGGCGATGCGGTCCCCGTCGATCTGCGCCACGGCGACGGTGCCCACGGCGGCGTCGGTGGTGTTGCGGTGGTCCTTCAGCGCCGGGCCGCCGCGGAACCGGGAGAGGTCGGCGCCGGCCGCGTCCAGCTCCTCCACCCAGGCGGAGCGGGTACCGTCCGGGGCGGGCGCCGGGCGAACGGCGGGGGCCGGGCCGGACAGCGCCACCACCTCGACGGTGCGGGCCTCGCGATTGAGCGTGGTCGGGGTGGTCGCGCCCATGGCGCGGGTCAGGGCCTCAGCCATTGGCGGCGGTCTCCGTGGTTTCGTCCGGCGGGGTCGGCGCTGCGGCCTTCGTCGCCGTGGTGGGCAGCCCGAGCCGCTGTTCCCGCTGCACGTCGGCGGCGATCTGGGCATCCAGGGTCTCGACGTCGTAGCCGCGTTCGGCGACGGACTGCGCCCGGCTCTTGAGCTTGGCCTCGATGGCCTCCACCTCGGCCCGAACATCCTTCAGCGGGTCCACCCAATCGAAGGCCGGGGGCAGCCATTCCGCGGACAGGTAGGGTTCCGGATCGCGGAAGAAGTCGGGCGCGTCGATGGCACCGGACAGCACGGCCAGGGTTACGAAGCGGCGCCATACCGGGTCGCAGAGCTGCGGGATGATCGTGAGGTGCTGAAGCTGTTCGACGCTGCGGCGGAACTCCACCAGCCCGCCGCGCAGGCTCGAATAGTTGGCGTCCTTCAGGTCGCCCGAGACTTGGAAGTACGTCGCCCCGATCCCCACAGCTATGGCCCGCATGTGGTTCTTCGTGAACGGGTCATAGTTCTTGTCGTCGGGCGGGTTCGTGAACTCGACGGATTCGCCGGGATTCAGCGGCACCAGGGCGCCCGGCTCCAACGTCGGCGTCTCGGCGTTGCCCTGCGGCTTCCAGGCCGGGTTGCTGTCGTCCTTGTTGACGATGAAGCCGGCCAGCATCGCCGCGACCTTGGCGCGGACCAGGGCGGCGTCCTCGTAGGCGTCCAGCTCCTTCACCCGGAGGAGAACTGGCGCCAGCCAGGACAGGCCGCGCAACTGGTTCTCCACCAGCTCGCGGAACAGGTGCAGCATGTCCTCCGCCGGAACCCGCTTCGGCTCCCAGGTCGGCGCCAGCACCGGCATGGTGGGATCGTTCGGGTTGAAGGGCAGCACCCAATAGGCCACCCGCCGGCCCAGCGCGTCGAACTCGATCCCGGCCCGAACCGGGTTGCCGGGGCGGATTTCCTGCCACTGCGTCGCCGGTACTTGATCGCGGGAAATCATCTCGACCTGGAACGGGACGGGCAACCCGTCCTCGGGCAGCCGGGCGCGGAGACGGATGAACGCTTCGCCCCCTTCGATCATGGCGCGCACGGCCAGGGCCTGTTGGGCGTAGAAGCCGCCGGCCCGGCCCGACGCATCGGCCACCCGCTCCCACCGCTCCCACAAGCTGTGCAGCGCATCGCGCACCGCCGGATCGGGGTGCTTGGAGCGGGGCTTGATCCCGGTTCCTACGGCGTTGCTCACCATGGCGTTGACCGCGGCGGCGACGTTCGGGTTGTTGCGGGCGAAGTAGGCCGCGCGCTGGGCCGCGATGGAGGCGCCGGCCATCATCTCGGCGTTCAGGTTGACCATGCGGGACTTGCCGGCCCAGCGCTTGCCCGCACCGGCAGCGTCAAGGCTGCGGGTCAACAGGGTGCCAAGGCTGCGGCGAAGGCCGGAAAGCATGGATGATGTCCCATGTCAGGGGAATTATCCCTAACGATAGGATTAATCGCCATACATTGCAAGAGCGGATCACTTCCGATACCGGTTGCAACTACCCGGACACCCAGGAGGATCGCGATGCCTTCCGGACCGGCGCCGGTGATGGCCGAAGGCCCGCCTCCGGCGCCGCCCCTATGGAGCGCGCGAGGTCCGCCCAGGCCTCGTCCCCCATGCGGTCGAGGCCCTGCCGGGCCGCTGCGGCGCGGGCATAGGTCCGGCAATCCAAAGCCTCGTTCCGGTCCCGCAGCTTCTCCCACGCCGTGACGCGCCCGCGCCCTTTGCCGCCGCGGGTCACCCGGTGTTCGGCGACGAGCTGCTTGCAGGTCTCCTCTCCGGCGTGCATGGGCAGGTGCACGTAGCCGGCAGGGAACGCTTCGCCGCTCTCGGCGGTGGGCCGGTCGAGGCGCAGGAAGCCGTAGAATTCCCCTTTGGCCGCGGCGGACCCCACCGGCCACAGCTTGACGCCGTTGCTGATGCGCTTGCCGCGGTGGCTGATGTCAGCGGCGGACGGCTGGCCGAGGATCGGCGCCAGGGCCAGAGAGGAACCCTTGATCGCCATGACCTGCGGACCGGCGGTGCGCACCCACGCCTTGACCGCTTCCATGGTCACGCCGTCGCCGGCATCGATGGCGGTCATGGTGACCGGCAGGGTGGCGCCGTGTTCGTGGCGCCAGGTCTCCGCCAGCATCGCCGACAGGGCGCGCCACGGCGCGTCGGTGAACGGGTCGCCCATGATGACGCGGTGTTCGATCAGCCACGATTCCTTGCCGCGGCCCCAGGCCCACACGCTCACCTCGATGCGGTCGCGCTGGACGTCGGCGCCGGCGGTGAGGAACAGCCCGCCAGCCGGAACGGTGCCCGGCTCCCAGGTCTCGCGCCGATCGTAGAGCCGCCGCCAGTCCGGCGCCTCGCCGCGGTCCACCCAGCACTCACCCAGGACGGTGTTCGTCCAGACTTGGAGCTTTTCCCGGTCCTTCTTAGCGGCCAGGAACTCCGCCACCAGCTTGGGCCACGCCGCGCCGGGCAAGGGGCAGTAGGCGGACCAGATGTGGAAGCTGCGATGCCCCTTGAAGGGCTGTTCCGCCACCCAGCGGCCGGCCTCCAACATCTCCAGCTTGTGGCTTTCATCGATGGGACAGCCGTTGACGCAGACATAGAACGCCGTGTCCGGGTCGCCGTCACGCCAACGCATCCCGGCGCCGGTGCCATCGCCCCAGACGAGCGGTTGCGTGGCGCCGCAGTGGGGACAGGGGACGTGGTAGCGCTCCATGGTGCCGGCGGCGAAGGCGTCGGCGATCTTGGATTCCCCGTCGAGGAGCGGTGTGCTGCCCAGCACCGCCAACGGCTGGAGGGACTGCGTCAGGCGCTTCAGGCCCAGCGCGATCTGGTCGCCCTCCTTGCCGGCCACCGCGGGGTAACCGTCGATCTCATCGAACAGCAGCACGTCAAGGTCGATGCGGCGGAAGGCGCGCGGGCTGTTCGCCCCGGTGATCTTCAGGGAGCCGCCGGGGAACGCCTTGCGCTTGATTGTGTCGCCCTTCTTCTTCGCCCCGGCCTCGGACAGCAGGCCGGTCAGTACCGGCCAGTCGTGCAGGGGGTCCACCGTGTCCTTCGAGTAATCCTCGGCGTCCTCGATGGTCGGCTGGACGATCATGATCTTGGATGGGCGCTGCGCGATGAAGTAGCCCAGCGCCGCGGACAGCATTTGCGTATAGCCGACGCGGGCGGATTTCATGAGGGTGATCCGCTCCACAGCCGGGTCCGTCATCGCGTCGAGGATCTCGCGCTGGTAGGCGTAGGGCTTGAACACGGCGCCGTCGTAGAGCCGGGCGTGTTGCTCCGCCCATTCCGCCAGGGAGAGGCGCGGCGGCGGGCGCAGCGCGGCGAACCATCCGGTCGCGGTTTCGGCCACCAGCTCGGACACCGGCAGATCAAGCGGCATCGGCGTGTTCCTCGGCGGTGCTGACAACCCGCTCCTCCGACAGCTCCACCAGCACGCCGTTCACCGCGTCGGACAGCCGGACCCGCACGTCGGCGGGTTCGGACAGCCGGGCGAGCGGCCCCGCCAGCTGGGCCGGCAGGGAGGTCAGGCGGTCGCGGACGATCTGGAAGGCGGCGGAGACGGCGCGGGTGATGTCGGCGCGGGGCAGCAGCTCCAGGCGCAGGGCGGCGTTCTTCAGGGCGTAGTGGTCCGCCTGTTCGCGGGCCAGCCGGGCGCGCTCGGTGGTCAGGTCATCGGCGGAGGGACCGGTACCGCGGCCCGCCGCCATCTCGCGGAGGTGGCGAATGTAGGCGAGGCGGCACTGGTCGAGGTTCAGGGCGCCGCGCCGGGCGTTCGGCAGCACGCCCTTGTCGAGCAGTTCGCGCACGCTGCGGTCGGACAGGTCGAGATGTGTCGCGATGTCGGTTTGCGTCGCCAT